AGAAAGTGCTAGTACAATAATATCGGTACTCAAAGGGTTTGGTAAATCAACTGGCGAGGTTACTTCAATACTGGATACTATAAATAATGTATCTAATAATTCTGCTCAATCATTTGAGAATATCACTTTTGCACTTCAAAGAATGTCTGGAGTTATGCATGCTTCAAATGTAACGCTTGAAGATAGTGTTGGAATGTTTGTTGCTATAAATGAGGTTCTAAGAAATAGTGAGATGAGTTCAACGGCATTAAACACGATTTCGATGCGTATCCGTGGACTATCGGAAGATGGCGAAGCTATTGATGGATTAGTCCCTAAACTTGAAAAAATGTATAAATCCTTTACTGGAATTAATTTGACTGATACAACAACAGGTCAATTAAAGAGTTTATCAGAAGTTACTAAAGAATTATATCCTATTTGGGGAAAATTATCAGAAAATCAAAAACAGTACATTGCACAAGAAACCGCTGGTATTCGTCAAGCTAAAGCATTTTTAACTTTAATGAATAATTATAATAGAGTTCTTGAGGTTACTGATTTAGCTTACGATAGTGCTGGTAGTGCAATGCAAGAATTTGAGAAATGGCAAGATTCGCTAGAAGGTAAAACAAATAATTTACGTTCTGCTTTTGAACAATTAACAACTAAAACTTTGAATTCTGATTTTGTCAAAGCTATGGTAGATGCGACTACTTCTATGGTGGAATTTATTACTGCTTGTGGAGGTGCTGTACCTGTTATAATTGCATTGGGAGTAGCTTTGACAGGATTAAAATTAGTATCTTTAATAAAGAATATTGAAAATTTAACTGGAGTTACTTTGACTCTTATTACAGCAATTAAAAGTTTTGGTGCAATTAAGTTTCTATCAATAATTGGATTAATTTCTACTGCTATAATTGGTATAGCCTACGCTTTTAATAGTGTTAAAAACTCAGCAGAAGAAGCATTGGCAAAAACACGAGAAAATATAGAATCTTTAAATAAAGAAATAAGTGACATTAACACAAATAAATCAAATTTTCAATCTTTAGCAAATGAGTTTGAAGAACTATCTAAAAATACAAATAAAAATGCAGAAGAAACAGAGCGTTATTATAAAGTACAAAGTGATTTAAAATCAATCCTTCCAAGCCTTAACGGTTATTACAATGAGCAGGGCGACTTCATATTATCTAATGCTACAAGCTATGAAGATTTAAATGAACAGTTAAAAATATATTTACAGCAAAAGAAAGAAGAATTAGCACTAGAATCTAAATCATCGGCTGGTGCAACTGTTGAAAAATATAATAATTTAAAAGCTGAATTAGAAGGTTTAACCGAATATATTAATTTATACAACAAAAGAGAATCTGGTACTTTAACAACCGACGAAAAAGACCGTTGGAGTGAGATTGTATTAAACTACAGCCAGAATTTTGATAAAGTAAAAGAAAAACTTAAAGAAGTAAAAGAAGAATTTAATTCAACTTCTAGTCAAGTTCGTTCTGATGTATTAAATATTGTCAGCGACACAAAAGAATGGACAAGTGCTACAGAACAACAAAAGAACGCTATTCGTGAAGCTTTATCTAAAACAAGTGTCGATTATATGTCAAGTTGGTCTGAAGGTCTGGCGAATGGTACTCTAACAATGGATGATTTTATGTTATCCATGAGAGTTCTTATTCCTAATTTAAAAGAATTAGGTGATGTGACAGAGCAATCTGGAGATGATACTGGTAAAGCTTTTGAAGAACTATCTAAGCGTATAGAGAAATTCAATGCAGTTTCTTCGGATATGAATAAAATTAATAGTATTTTTACTTCACTAAATAAAAATGGTGCATTAACATCTTCTGAAATTAGTGAATTATTAGGAATATCAGAAGATTTTGTATCAGTTTTAAATGATGAATCAGCACTTAGAGATAAATTAAATACAACATTAGAAGACTATAAATCTAAACATAAACAAGCTTATTATGAAATGATTAAAGATTCTACTGATTACTATGATAAACTTGTTAATGGCAATGTCGGTGTTTATAATGAATTGTTAAAAAAATTACAGAAGCATATAGATGATAAAGGTGTTGGCTATACTGTTGATTTAAAAAATTACAAAACTATTGAAGAAGCTAAACTCAAAATAACTAAAGATTTAATTACTGAAATCGCTGGCATATGGTCTAAGTATTTCAATTCAACCACTGGAGCATTTCAAAATATAACAGAACAAGAATGGGATAGTTTAAGTGATAAAGAAAAAATACGTCTAGGCAATATGAGGAAAACTATTGCTGATTTAGTTAATGGTTTAAATGAAGAGTTTAAAGGAGTAACATTAGATAGTTTTGATGTTAAACTAGACAGTGATATTGGCGGGAAATCATCTGCTAAGGATAGTATTCTTAAACTGTATGAAGAACGTAAAAAAGCTATTGAACATGAAATATTCTTATCAAAACAACTTCAATCTACATACAAAGAAACATCAAAAGAGTATTTAGCTGAAGCTGATAAACAAGCCAAAAAGTATAAAGAACTTCAAAACTTAGCAAGTAGCACAAAAATAAATTTAGGTTTATCCTCTACTTCATCTGAAGGTATGCAGTTATCGCAAGATTGGTGGTCTGCTTATAATAGTGAAACTTCTGTTTATCAAGATAAACTAGATTCTATGACTGCAACATACGAAGAACAAAATCAACTTCTTGAAGATAGAATACGTTTATTAGAAATAGAACAATCTAAATTGGAAGATACAGACCCACAAAATCGTGCTATAGAAGAAGAAAAATATAGCTTAATATTAGCACAACAAGATTTATTACAAAAGAAATTAGATGAAATTCGTAAATCAAACGTTAAAGGTTGGGAAGAAGAATATAAAGAGCTTTCTAAGAAAATTGTAGACCTATATGAAAAGGAAATCTCTAGTGTAAAAACTATTAAAGTTTTTGATACTGAAGCATTAAAGTTAGAAAGTGATAATATCAAAAAAGTACAGGAATCTTATTCTAAACTTCAAGGTTATTATGCTCAAATGCGTAAACGTCAAATGAATGAAACTAAGAAAATGTATCAAGATGAGTTAAAGCAAATAAATGATGTTTCCAATGCTAAAAAAGATGCTATCAATAAAGAAAGACAAGAAAAACAAGATAAACGTGCAATTGATGAAAAGACAAAGGCTATAACTGATATCCAAGATGAAATGAGTTTAATTAAAAATGATGAAACTCAAATAGCAAGATATTTGGAATTACAAGAAGAATTAGTGAAAGCTAGGCAAGATTTAACAGATGAACAAGATGACCAAAAATATGAAAATCGTATCAATGCTATAGAAGAGGAACAAAAGCGAGTTCAAGAAGAATATGAGTATAAAATACAAAAGCTTGAAGAATACATTGATGATGAGGAAAGATTGAAAAATGAATTTAATCGTAAAATGGAAACTAACAATAAAGCATTATTCAAGTCACTTATGGATGAAGCTAAAAAGTATGGTACATTCACTACTGAAGAACTCCAAACTACATGGGATACTTGTACTGAATCATTGTCAAATTTTAATACTAAGCAATTTAATATTAACAAGTCATTTGATGAAATGGCTAATAGGCTTAAAACTATACAACAATTAATAAAAAGCATTAACAGTATGTCAATTAATGATTATTCCAATAAACTACCTGCTGGTAATATAAAAGGCGGTACGAGTAAAGCCATTATACCTAAACATCATACTGGTTTATATGCTGGGGTTGTAGGTGGTAGTCAATATCAGACTAAATCTATGGAACAGTTGACTAAATTACTCAAAGGTGAATTGGTGATTAATGCCCCACAGGCTGATAAGTTTATGAAAGAAATAGCACCTAATATAGCACAATCAACTAATGGTATAACAATTCAGCAAGGCGATATATATGTTAGTGGTGATGTTAGTAATGAAAAAATCGATGAGTTAAAAGGTATGATGATACAACAAAGAAAAGATATACTTAATGATTTTAAAAAAATAGCAGGTGGGAATAAAGGTATGACGCCTAATTTTGGAAAACTATCAATCTAATAATAAAGAGCAATATTCTTTTAATCAAGTTTATTGCTCTTTTAATTTATAAAAACAAAGAAAGGAGTTGATAAAATTGTCATTTTATGGTTCAAATTTTATATTTGATAATAAAAGTTTGCGTAGTTTTGGATTCACCCTACTCTACAATAATGAAAATAAAGGAAATATAAGCGAAACGAGTTTAGAAACTGACAAGGCACAAAATAGTCCATTTTTTAATATAGTAACAAAAAATGATAATAGCCCATTAGAATTTGATTTATATTTCGGTAGAGAAACAAAAATACCACGATACGAGTTTGATGTTGTTAAATCTTGGTTACAGCCACATGATAAAGAATACCATAAACTTTACATTGAACAAGATGATTTACTCGGTTGCTATTATAACTGTGTAATTACTAAAGTTGAATATGATACATTTGGTAATATTCCTTATTGTTTGACTTGTCATGTGGTGTGTGATAGTCAGTATGTTTATTTAAATGATAAAGTACATGAAACGATTATTAGTACAAGTCCTACAACTTTGACTTTTAATAATACTTCATCTGCTCCCCTACTCTACCCTATCTATGAAATAAAGTGCAATAAAGAAGAAGGTGCTGTTGAAATCAATAATACTACAATAGGAAAATCAATTAAATTTACAGGTTTAAAATTAAATGAAATTATAACTATTGATACATTAGAAAAGACAATTAAATCATCACAAGACTTAAAAACATTTTATCGTATTACTGATGGGTATTTGAATTTTATAAGATTAAAACAAGGTAAACATAATTTTACAATAACTGGCGATGCAAGTAATTTCAAAATTAAATATAAAATATTAAGAAAGTTTGGTGGCTAATTTGAAATTAAGCTATTTGGCTAATATATTAGAAGATGTTAATTTACAATTGTGTAATCCAAACGGCGAAGTATTATGTATTATCAACGACTGTTATGTCGCCGACCTACAATTAACTTTTAATAATATTAATGAACTATCAATATCTGTTCCAAAAGTTAAAAACGGTAAAGATGTATATTATTATGACTGGTTAGTTTTAAATAGAATTATAAGAATTGATAATGTGGGTCAATTTGTAATACAAGATATAAATACTGACACTTCTACTGGAGAAGAAATAAAGAGTATTACAGCACAATCATTAGAGTGTGTGTTTAGTTGGAAGAACATACCTCTATTAAAAGGAACTTATAAATTTTATAGCGATGTGGTTTCTGAAATTCCAAGCACATTAATTGGTAAATTAAAAGGTTATATGTCTAGTTGGACTTTTGACGAGATAGATAATGAATTATATGATGTTTATAGAACTTTCAATCGTGAAAATATCAGTATTTATAATTTAATAGTAGAAGATGTTCAGCCTACTTACGAATGTGTTTTTAAATTTGACACTATAAATAAAAGTGTAAAGATTAAAAAAGTATCTAATTTAATCCCTAAAACTGATATATATATATCTGATGAAAATCTAATAAAAGATATGAATTGTGTTCTATCGAAAGATAATTTTGTAACTGTTTTAGAAGTTAAAGGCTCTGGAGACTTAGGAATTAATCGTGTTAATCCTATTGGTACTAATTTTCTATACAATTTAGACCACTATTTAACTGATAATACTGGTATGATGTCAGATGGATTAAAAACAGCATGGATTAAATGGAAAGATGATTATAACACTTATGCTAATACATATGGAGATAAATTAATCGCTTTAAAAATTAAAAAAGATGAATTATTGGCTTTACAGAATGAAATAGCTGTATTAAATGCGGATTTAGAAGTTATTAAAGATGCAATTGATATCAAGAACGAATTAGGGCAAAATGCATCTTCGGAAGGGTCACAAAGACGAACAAAAGAAAATGCGATATTAAATAAAAAAGGTCAGATGACTGAAAAAGAAAACGAAATAACAACATTAAACAATGAACTTGATACTATTAACAAGACAATAAATCCTGTCGGAAATACTATATATTTTACAATTTCTCAATTAAATGAGTTAGATTTTTTATTTAGAACAGGTAGTTGTGTTAATGATTTATTTGCCATAGCTGATACGATAACAGATAAACAAAAACAAGAAGTTGCAGAAAACTTAATGGTGTTTGGTAAAAGCAAATTAGATAAGCTTAGTAAACCGCATTGGACTTTTAATCTTAATACTATTAATTTATTAGCTAATGAAAAATATCAATATCAATATAATCAATTAGAGTTGCCTTGTGAAGTAACTATTGAAAAATCCGAAGGTGAATTGTTTAATCCTATATTATTGGGTTGTAAAATTAATCTCAAAAATACTACGGATATGCAATTAACATTTAGTGAAAGTATGCGTGTTACTAATGATTTAGTGACAATTGAGGATTTACTGGGTAGTCCAGCTAAGACTCAAATGACGGTTATTAAAAATATGGCAGATTGGATTAACTATGTTGATTCTGGAGATAAAAATAGGATTAATAATTGGTTAGGAAATCCGCTACAAGCAGATATACAGATGGTAACTAATTCAGATAATCAAACATTTATCATTGATAAACGTGGTGCATTATTTAGAAAAACTCTTGCAAATAGCACAGACTATAATGATAAACAATTAAAAATTATCAATAACGGTATATGGATGACAGATGATAATTGGATTACAGCTAAGTTAGGCGTAGGTGAGTTTACATTAGCAAATGGAACTAAAGTAACAGGTGTTATTGGCGATTATATTGTAGGTAATATAATTATGTCAAATAATCTTTACATAACAAATACTGCTGGTACGGTATCAATAGACAAAGATGGTATGAATGTTACAAGTATGAGTATGACTTTAACAAATGCAACAGCTACAAATCGTATAATATTAAATGGAATTGATGTTATTAGAGTTCAAAAGAAAGTCAGCAATACATGGAGTGATTTATTATATATAAACAATGATGGTGAATTAAAGTTAGCAACATACTCAACAACTGCTGACATGAACGCCGCTATAACTATTAGTGCCAATGGGTTACAATCTCAAATAACAGAAACAAACGGAAATATATCTACTTTAACTCAAACAGTAAACGGATTAAGTTCTACTGTATCTTCTCATGGTGACAGTATTTCAACATTACAACAAACAGCCACTTCGTTACAAAGTCAAATAACGACTACAAATGATAGTGTGTCCACAGTAACTCAAACAGCTAGTGATTTATCTATTGCAATTAATAATACCAAGGTTGTTATAAATAGTGCAGATGGTATAACAATTACTAATGGCGGTTTTAAAATAATGAATGGTAGTGCAGTTAATTTTAAAATAAGCGCAGATGGACAAATGTATCTTAGAAGCAATTTATGTAGTGATAAAATTGCTATTCTAAGTAATAAAATATGGTTCAATGCCAGCATGAGTAATGACGGGACTATATCTACTAATGGTGGACAGATTTATCAGTATTTAGATAATTTCTATATAAGCGTTACCCAATCTTCGATGCCTATAATAATTGGTAATGATAATTACTATTATAAATGTATTCCAACATTTTCATCTTCAGCATATGTTCATGACTTTTATGGTAAAGTAAGAATACAGACGAGTTTAAATTTAATGGGTAGAAATTGTAGTTGGGTATTAGAAAATGGTAAGTATTTTTTACAAGGAGTATAAAGAAAGGATTAAAAGATGATAAAAACAAAGTTAATAAATATAGTAAATTCTATAGATTCTTTAAAAGAAATGTCTAAATTAGGAATTAATGGAATAACATCTTACAAAATAAGTAAGCTAATATCTAAATGTATGGAAGAATACAATAACTATGATTTATATAGAAATACATTAATAGATAAATATGGCGAATTAAATGATAAAAAACAAAAGCAGGTTAAAGACAAATGTCTACCTGCTTTTTATAATGAAATAAATGAATTT